TTATTAGCTTTAATGCCATTATGCAGCCACCTTATATGATGCGTCATATACAGCAAGAGTAACCCATCGTTTTGGGAATAACATTTCACGACCACGAAAGTCATTCATATCAAGTGTTGGATCTTGTACCAGACCAATCAACTCTACCTTGTTGTCAAATTCACGGAGAAACAAATCATACTTGTCAGCCCTAGGTAGTTTGTGTTCAATAGCCATTTTTTTTGCGAGTTCACGAATGTTCATCATTCACCTTTATTAACATAGAAAAATCATTATAACATAGTACTTGTTATCGTGCAAGGATTATGTTACTATAAATGGGGTTAAGTTTGTAGATTGCCAATCTTATACATACTCATTCTTTAGCTCTTTGCACAATGTCTTTATAACCAGACCATGATGGGTGAATACCATCTGGTTGCAAACCACGAATCGGTAGAACCGTATCACCATAGTATGCAGCTAGTTCTTTTACAATGCTTTGAATTTTCTCAATCGGTACACCACCTGCTGGCAAATTACCTGCTGGTAAAACCCAAAATACATTCTTAGCACCAACTCGCTGACGCATCTCAAACAATTCATCATAGGTCTTAACACCTTTATGGTCATTAGAACCAAGGCTGATAATTACGGTTTCGGCATAAAAAGATTGATTATACATTTTATTAAACTGCCAAGTGTTAATGCCGCCTCTACCTTGCAACGCACAATGAGGTGCAAACATCTTGGTACCAACTGCAATACTATCACCCACAATCAAACAGTCTAGCATTCCTTTCTTTCCTTCAATGATAAATTTGTAACATAAACTGAACCATCTTTCATTTGATAGTCCAGGTTATCTCCTACTTTCCAACCAAGTTCTTCCATAAGTTCTTCTGGCAATTCTACAATAGCATCACCATTATCACAGATTTCTAAAACTTTACTCTCAAACTTTTTTGACATTGATGTTACACTTCTCTAAGAAATCAATACCATCGGTTGAACGATAGGTATTGCGATAGTAAACGGAATTGATTCCGGCCTGATGTATAATCTTTGCACAGTCTAAGCACGGTGCATGAGTCACAAACAATGCAGCACCTTCACTTGAGTTTGTGCTACGAGCAATCTTTGCAATTGCATTCGTCTCAGCGTGGAGGACTTCAGGTTTGGTTTTTAACTCATTAGTAAAATTATTGTAGTCATATCGTGGATCACTAGGATCAACATTAACCACTTCTTCACAATCATTTGTCCATCCTGATGGCATACCATTGTAACCAATACCAATGATTGTGTTATCTTTTACAACAACACAACCAACTTGAAGGCGTTTAGCTGAGGACAACTGAGAATAAACCTCAGCTGCCTTCATGTGTGCATCAATAAATTTCTGCTTCATATCTCAATTGTTTTCAATTTAAACTTAGAAGCCCTAGCTTCATGTCCATGATATCCACGAGGATTGCAAACAATCCGAGTTTCTCCAATAACATAATCAAACGAATCGTGTGTATGTCCATGAGTCCACAATTTGATTTGTGGATTATCTATAATGAATTGGTCTAGCTCAGAACTATATCCGCCATTCATTAAAGATTCATATTCATATCTAGGATGAGTAGATTTCCTAGAAGGAGCATGATGGCCAACAATTACAATTTTATTATCAGGATTATTTTTAATAACATGTTTAATATAATTCAACATTTTCCTGTGTTCTTCAACAGCCTTTGTTGTTGTAAAAAGACTAGGCCTTTCTTTAAAGACAGTAATTTCTTTTTCTTTATTCCAAGGTTCTTCTGGATTAGGTAAGTAAACTTTGTATGAAACCATGTCATTACTATTATGAATAATTCTAAAGTCATTCATAAAACGGCTAACAGTAGAAAGAGTAAGTGGATCTTCTTTGTTCATATCGGTCCACAAAGTTCCGCCAATAAAAACAAAATCATTTAATTTGAATGTATCATTATCCAACACATGAATATTGGGAAAAATACTTAGGTGTTTTTTGATAGCTGGCATGGTTTTGGCAAAATCATATTTGTAATGCTCATGGTTTCCTGAAATATAAATCACTTCAGGAAACATCTGTGAACATCTATGAAAAAAGTCCATAAACAAATTACCAGGCCGATCAAGGCCAGCAGCGGTACAGATATCTCCGCTAAGAATTAATAGATCAGCTTTCTTGGTATTTTTTAATGTGATATCACCAAATTCTAGGTGAAGATCGGAACATATTGCGATTTTCATAACAAACCCTATTCAATACAACTATTATAACATAACCAATCAGTAAAAGAGGCAAACTTACTGATTGGTTGCCTTAAATGCGGCAAGGTTGACTAAAAAGGTTCTATTTAAATTTTCTTCTTTAAATACTTTAATAAACACCTTATCATCAACTAATGAAGTTTCATTAATATCATGGCAATAAACGATATCGCCTGTGTAGATGTTTTTTAGTTTTGTAGGTTTCATAATAAAAATCCATATTAATACATTTGTTCTGGTTTCTTACCAATGTTGTATTTGGTAACCAGTTCCCATTCATTTTTTTCTTTGAATGATATAATCTTAATTTGATGTAACGGTGCAATATTATCAATCATAATTTGTGGGTTTACAATGGTTACTAATCCCCATTCTTCCAATAGCTTTGCAATAGCGTTACGCCTCTGGATATCATTCTCAGATATGTTTGAAGGCTTACCATCCAATAAAAACAATTCTTTAAAGTGGGTTATATAATATTGGCCCTGTTTATGGAGAATATGACATGATTGGTATAACACTTTTTCTTTTCGTGACGATACACCGATTCGGGTCAATGTCTCACGAACCTTCAAAAAATCATCTTGCTCATTAAGTGTTACCTCAACAAACTGTTTTAAATCTACCATGATGCTTATCCACCTGTATCGGTTTTTTCTTTTAATAGTTGGATTTGTTCATCACTTAGTAGGCGTAAAGCTTCAATAGCTTTGGAATCTGACAGGCCATAGGCCAGTTTGACACATTCTATATTTTCACTTTTTTCAGACTTAACCCACTTTGCGAAAGGTCTTTTCCTAGACCTAATCGTATTTAGTAGGAAATCATTTTGAAGTTTTTTGTCTAGGAAATGTCTCCGGTTCATCTCATTGGCATACATGATACAGTCGGAATGATAAGATAACGACCTATTGACCAGAAAAGGGATATAGTCCTTCTCTGTCAATTCATCAACAATTAGCTGTTTTTTGTTCTGGAGAATAGCGTTCACATAGTCAAATGGGTTGCTCATGTTAACATCCTAATCAAACCAATTGAATCAATCGTTGTCAACAGGATATAGTTAGCCAACATGCCAAATGATTTCCGGCTAAAAGAAGCCCAAGCATACAAAGAACAACCAAATATCCAAATAGGATAAAGGTGAAGTAACGGAGGATTTGGAACGGTGAGGGCCATTGTGATTGAGCATCCGATAGATATAGCCCAAGCCAAAAGCTCAATAATAAACCTAAAACGATAAGAATTAAAATCATTTTTAATCCATGCAAATATATTGAAAATTATGGTGTTCATTTAAACTCACAGGAAACCATGATTTCCGTAAGACAAGCCAAAGTATTTATTTCAGTATCAGCTACAAATGCCTGTTTATACTGATAATCAGCCAAAATAATTACCGCTTGTGGAATACTTTGTGGCTTTAAAACATCATATAGGTTATCATAGATTTTACGGAAGAATGTTGTTGCATCAATATCATTGCTAGCAACCCATTTACGAATAGCACCAAAGTCTTTATCTTTAATGTATTTGATAATATCACCTAGTGATACTTCCACTATATGTGAAAGGATGCCTCCATCAATCTTACCAAACTGTGAGTACCGTTGTAACTCATTAATCACACGGCGAAAGTCTGGGAAGTGTTTCTTAATTAACTCAACAATGACCTTATCATCATATTCAATTTTTTCACTTTGTAGGATAGATTGAATTCTTTTGAAAAATTGGCCAGCCATCTGCGTTTTTTCATTGTTCTTTAGTGTAAAGTCAACGACAGCACAGCGACTATGCAAAGGGTCAATTAGTTTGTTTTTGTAGTTGCAGGTGAAGATAAAGGAACAGTTTGAAGCAAATTCTTCAATTGCATTACGAAATGCTGCTTGAGCATTTGGTGATAGATAGTCAGCTTCATCAATAATAATGACTTTGCGACCACCTGATAAAGACATAGACGATGCATAATTGGTGATTTTGTATCTAACAACATCAACACCATTTTCATCTGAGCCATTAATAACCATATAATCGCACCCAATTTCTTCACACATGGCTTTAGCAACTGTAGTTTTACCTACACCTGCACCACCAGTTAGAAGAAGATTGGGAATATTATTTTGATTAACATATTCCTGAAACGGTGTTTTTAACCTATCAGGAAGAATGCAATCAGCGATAGTTTTAGGACGGTATTTCTCCGTAAACAGTAAGTGTTCTAACATTCAATACTCCCATAATATAATATAACATCTTAGTCAGCTTGATTCAATCGTGCTACCACATCAAGATACTTTTCTTCAACAGTCCATGTATTGTTACCAATGCCATAGATTGCAGTTACCTTTTCTTCTTCTTCATTTAGAATTTCAAAAACACTAATCACATGGTCAGGGTTAATGGCGATGGAATCTGAAGAATTACCCTTAAAACTATTTGTAAAGTAGACCAACATATTAAGCCTTTGTGAAAGTAGAACCAGCTTCTGTTGAAATGAAATATTGTAACTGAACGGTTTTGTGTTTGAAATTGGAAATTCCTTTTGTAGAAATTTGAACATCATATCCACCGTTTAATAACTTGATTAGGTTTTCTGTTTTGAAAACAAAACGAAACTTGTCACCATTACCATCAGCGATTTCAAGAGCATCTGTGTGAGCAGCATCATCTTTTATATCAAATGCTGACATAACAATTTTGATGCCATCAGATTCAACCGAGATATGTGGTGAACCAAGAACGCCAGCAGATTTTAGAATCCATTCAAAATCTTCTTCACTAAATGAGAAAGAAACTTCAGGATCAGGCATAACCAATTCTTTCTCTGGTGGTGTATTGATCGTGTTAGCTGCAGCAAAGCGATATTTGATTTTACTACGACCTTTGTTGCCGACAATACTAATATCTTTATCACCAAACTCCAGTGTTGGTGAATCTTTGTGTAAAGAAATCGCAGACAAGAAAGTATTTAGATTGTAAATACCAAACTCAGTCGGAATATCTTCATTGATTGTTACTTGAGCAAAAATGTTCTTGCCTGATGAAATTGTTTTTAAAACTTTTCCTTTTTTGAAAAGCAATCCATCATTAATTGCACCAAAGTTTTTTAGAACATTGATTGTATCGGTTGATAACTGCATAATATACTCCATATTGTAATTGAAACACCATTATACT